AAATTAACAAAGGAGGACAAAAATGAGTAACGAAGATAAAACCATCTTTGACATGGCAGGTATCGAAATTAATGAAGATACTGATTACGAAACGCTTTTAAGTGATTTTTTAAAAGCATATTCAGAGAGGATAGATTCGGAAATTAAAAATACGGAGGTAAAAGATAATGAGTGAATGCGAATTTGTTAAATATATAATCATTAAAAGATTAGACATGCTAGAAAGTACATATCGTATTGAAGGTGTTTATGATGATTATAAAGAATGTTTAAGTGACATAAGACACTTAGAAAAAATATCAAGTAACAAAGATTATATTTTTGAGATTTACTGCAAAGGCAGTGGAACTCAAATGGGTGAGTAAATTATGGGTAATAAAAAGCACAATTTTGATATTAAGATAGATAAGAAACTTTACCCCTTAGAGTACAGGCGTGAATATGGAAAACTTTTATCCAGAAAGCGCAGGAAAACTGCT